TTAGCTGTTTATGCGTATCTTCCTCCACAAATCATGCACAAAGCTCGGCCCCCTGCCTAGCGCCACGCCGGTTAGAAAATACAGCACAAATAGCAGAGCCTCTTGCGTAATCTCGACCACTCCCTCAAGGAAGTTGATCTTCGCCACGACCGCGATCACGACGCCGATTGCCATGCTTACGATCTCCGCAACCGTGATCTTCCCCGCGGTCTTGTCCCAAAGGGGTTTGAGTGTTTGCACGATCGTCTCCACAAAGAGCGCCAAAATAATCAAATTTGCCAAATCCATAATCGTTCTCCTTTCATCTATCCCACAGCGTCATCGCTGTTGGTTTCTGTAGATACCCCTCTTCGGGAAAGGATTAGTTGGTTCAAGCACCACACCTCAAATATTTCCGGGCAGCACTTCCGACGCAAGGTCGCCAAAAATGAAGCCGACAGACCCGTTGTAATCAATCTGGTACCAGTCTTCGACGACGCCAAACACGCTGTAGGTGTCATTTTTCTTTGCCCGCCCTATGATTGTGTACTCCAGACCCGGCCCGCTGCGCACGTTGCACCATTTCTTGATCTCATCGACGATAATCTTCCCGATTACCTTGAGATCGCTTGCTTCAGATGTGCCGCTCTCGCCGCCACCATTCTCCAGCGCCATGAGCGTATGCCCGTTGCGCAGGTAGATGCCGCCTCGCTTAGCGAGCTTGTCGGAGCTGATATGCGCGCTGTCGCTGCAGGATTTGAACTTGCCTGTCGCCATCAATCTTGCTCGGAGGTTACCTGTGTATCCGTCCTGCTCGAGATTTAGTCCAGCCAATATATAGCAACTGATTACCAGCGAACTGCAATCAAAGTCGCCATATGCACCCTCGACAAGACCTCTGTTGGCAACAATCGTTCGGTACCCGTCCCAACGGCGCACCTCGTCCTGCGAGTAACCAAATGCGTTGTCGGCACAGATCTGTTCCATATACTGCGCCGCACGCTCCGCCATGGCAGAGTCCGTGCATTCGAGATAGTATTGCCACACACGGCCTGCTTTGTTCTTAGCGTACCAGGTACTGATCGCAATCTCTCTGCCTGTCTGGTCGCCGGGTGTTGCACCGATGGTCTTTCCCAACTCGTCCATCACGGCATGTCCAATCCTAATACTCATACAATCCTCCTCTTACAAGACAATCGACGCGAGATACGCAATCAACGCGCCCAGAGCAAGAGAAACAATCCTATCGAGCCAGACACCGCCTTTGCTCTCGAGTGCTCTAAGCCTCGTTTCCTGGTCCGCGGTCTGCGCCATTGACTGTTTCTGCATAGTCGCCATCTCAGTCACGAGCCGCGTGAGATTGGCAATCGCTGTGTCGTTTTGAGAAATCGCTTCTTTATCCCGGCTGAACCGGTCGTCGCAAAGCCGCTTCTGCACCTCGTATTCCTTGCGTTCGATTGCCTCCATCTGTTTAATCCTCCTGTTCCCGCTGCTAGCGGAAATCAATATTATAAAAAGAGCCTTACGGCTCAAAGCTCTACTCTATGGGAACGTCGAACGGCGATGCGGCCGCGGCAAGTTCTTCATATGTCAGCACGGAAAAACCATCCCGCATGAATACTCCGTTGATGTACTGATCTCCGATCGCAACCGGCCGTTCAGTCGCCAGCACGGCGTTCGGGAAGTCGGTCAGATTCTTTGCATACATCGATATGATATTGACCACCACGCCGTTTTCAATCAGCGCAAATGTTCTCGGTCCCATCTGTTCCTCCTTATCTTGCTTTGCGGCAGATGATGATCCCCGATCCACCTGAACCAACACCCTGCGAGCCGCCGCGGTATCCGCCACCGCCGCCACCACCGGTGTTTGCTGTGCCGCTTTGAACCGCGCCCTGAGAGCCGTAGCCACGGCCGCCGCCGGTCGCGCCGCCCGTACCGCCGAGTTTCGAAGATGAGTAGCCGGAGCCACCGCCGCCAGCACCGTATCTCGTTGCAGCCGAATCTCCAAATTCTCCTGTCGTCGTACCCTGTCCGGCTCCGCCCGGGGCTGTGCCAGATTGACCATAGCTCCCGTTGCTACC